AGAGCTACCGGATTTAGTGAATCCATTATAGCCAATATATCCAAGAGTACCATCAGAGTTAACAATCACCTGACCAGCTCTTATAAGCATATCAAGCGACTGCATCATATTATTGACAGAGTTTCCGATTCTGCTTTCAATGGACTCAAACCAAAGTGCAACCTCATTGTAAATCGACTTAAGCTTATCAGCAAATCCAGACACAGTAATACCAGCGCCAACAGAAATATTATCAACATCAATATTATTGATTCCCTTATTCAGGTCTTTCTGAATTGCTTTCATAGCTGAAGGCATTGCAGCTTCAAAACCTTGAACAATGCCAGGCGGTAGCCACTTACCAATCTCATCTCTGAATACCTTAGACGGTGAACCAATACCAAGCGCACCTTTTACACCATCAACAATACCAGAGAAGAAACTCTTAACCTGACTTGTAAACCAACCTGCTGCGTTTTTGATACCATTCCAAACACCTGTAACAATATCAGTACCAATCGACATAACTTTACTTGCAATTCCGCTTGCTGCCGACATGACATTGTTGATAAGTGACTGAACCGCCTCTTTACCTTTTTGACCCATCTGAGTAACCCAAGTCTTGAGGTTATTTATTGCACTATCAAGATACTGCTTGATTTTACCTGGCAGCTGCTGCATAAAGCTTACTACGTTGTTGATGAAGTTAGTACCCATTTCGCGTGCTTTGTTAACCATATTAGTAGCCCATGTTTGCACGTTATTAAAAGCATTCGTAATAAACTGCAACACTTTACCAGGAAGCTGAGTGAAGAAACTAACAACATTGTTGATGAAGTTTGTTCCCATCTCTCGAGCTTTATTTACCATGTTGGTTGCCCAAGTCTGAACATTGTTGAATGCGCTGGTAATAAACTGAAGTACCTTTTCAGGAAGCTGTGTAAAGAAAGACACCACATTGTTGATGAAATTCGTTCCCATTTCCCTGGCTTTTGCTACCATGTTACCAACCCAAAGTACGATGTTAGCCAGTGTATTACCAATAAAATAGCCGACCTTATATGGCAAATTCGTGAAGAAACTTACGACTGCATTCAGGAAGTTTTTCCCCATTTCTTTTGCCTTAGCAACCATATTACTTGCCCATGTCACGACTGAGTTATATGCATTCGTAATGAAGTTTGCAATATTAGTAGGAAGCTGAGCAAAGAAATTTATGATAGTCGTAATAAAGTTGGACACTGCTGTCTTAATGGAATTTATCACATTCGAGAAGAATGTAGTGATTCCATTCCAAATGTCTACAAAGAACTGTTTGATATTTGTCCAAGTCTCATCCCAGCTTGTACCAAACCAACCAAGAATCGTTTCAAACAATCCAAATAACATATTGCCAACAGCTGATAAGATACCAACAATACCATCCCAAATACCTTTGAAGATTTCCTTGACACCATTCCAGCACTGTTCCCAATTTCCGGTAAATATACCGATGAACACATCAAGTATACCTGTAAGCACATCCATAACAGTTCCAAGAACTGAGCTAATGATATTAAAAGCACCTTCAAAGATAGGGGCAAGGAACTGGCAGAATCCATCCCAAATTGCTTTAAGCACTTCGGTGATATTCTCAAAATCAAAGCCAAGAGCATTTAGCCTATCGACTATACCCTGAGCAAACGATTCAAACTTGGATTTTATACCATCCCAAATTGCTGTCATCTTGTTTCTGAACTCTTCATTAGTTTTCCACAGTGTAACAAACGCAGCAATTAGAGCACCAATCACAGCAACTATAGCTACAACCGGAGCAGAGATTCCACCAATAGCAGCACTAACTGCAGTGAATGCACTCTTAGCTTTTGCAATTGCTCCAGGAATTTTACCAAATGTAGTAATTATATTACCAACACCTGATGTCAGCTTACCAACAACCAGTAGCAAGGGGCCTGCGGCTGCGGCTGCTGCTATAAGATTCTTTTGCCAGCCCTCAAGTGGAATATTCTCCCAAATGGTTGCTAGCACTTTTTTGATGTTATTAACAACAACTGTAATACTTTCAACCATGTTCTTCTTAAACTGCTCTATATCTGCCCCGGGTTTACCGAGGTTAGCAAGGAAGTCAGAGATAGCGGCTTTAGCCATTCCAAACGAACCGGAAATAGTCTCAGTAGCTTCAAACGCAGTTGTTCCTGCTACGCCCAACTCCTCTTGAATCACATGAATTGCTGTATACACATCAGCAAGATTTGATATGTCATACTTAGCTCCTGTCAGCTTTTCAGCATCGGCAAGCAGCCTTTCCATTTCTGTCTTTGTGCCACCATAGCCAAGCTTCAAGTTATCAAGCATCGTATAGTTTTGTTTTGCGAAACCTTGATACGCATTTTGAATACTCTCAATATTTGTACCAAACTTATTCGCATTATCTGACATATCAACCATTGCCATATCAGCAATTTTTGCAGCCTGCTTCGTGTCACCACCAACAGATTGCAACAAACTTGCCGAAAATGATGTTACTTGCTCCATATAGTCTGTTGCAGATGTACCAGCTCTTTTATAAGCAGTTTCTGCATTGGCAATTACATCTGATGCATTATTCTTAAATAAAGTTTCAACACCACCAATTGCCTGCTCCATGCCAGCATAACCTTTAACGACAGCTGTGACTGCTCCTGCTAGTGGAGCTGTTATCGCAGTCGTCAACTTTGTACCTACGCCAGCAATTTTGTCACCAACAGCAACAAACTTATTACCGATGGCTTCGAGTTTTTTTGTTGAAACCTCTGCTTTACTTTGAGCAGATTTCAAACCGGCCAAAAAACCAGAAATGTCAAGGTCTAAATAACCAACTGCAGAACCAACATCAACAGCCATAACTCTCACCTCCCTTACTTATCCAGTATAATGCTTGTACAAATCTTTAAAAGACTTGAATTTGAGTTTGAAAGTTGGCTCTTCACCATCTTCCATTTTCTTTGTAATATACGCACAAGCTTCATCAAAACAATATGCTGTATAAGGGTCAGTTATGTCTAACAAAGAACTAGGGCGGCAACGATAAACATTTGCCAACCCTAGCACATTCAAAATCTTTTTACTCTTTACGAAAGGATTCCAAAGCTTTTACTCCGTTCTGAGTGTAATTGAAGATAGCCATAAGCTGGTCATCAGACAAGGAAAGACCTGCATCTTCAATGTCCTTCATAGTAGGCTGTATAAGAGATGCTTCACAAACAATATGCATAATGTCATACACATCAGAGAGCATATTCTCATTGTCGGCATCCATACCTGCTCCACCTTTAGAAAACAGCTCACCAGCTGCAGTCAAAAGAGTATTCGGAATCTTGCCCTGTTTAGCCAAAACAAGCATACTCGGTCTACGAACACGAGCAACAAAAGGCTGACCTTCCGCAAAATCAGGGAAACGAACAATCGTACCAGCAGCATAACTCTGCAAGTCTGCCAGTGTAGTGATATTCATCTGAGTATCACAATTCACCGGCTTAACCTGCTGAGGCTGAGGCATCGTCTGTCCCCCAAACTGACCATTTACAACTCCATTATTATTTCCATACATGTTATTGTCCATGCTTCTCACTTTTCCTTTCATTTACTTAAGCTTCAAATTATTCTTCTTCTTCTTCTTCTTCTTCATCTTCAAGAGTAGGAAGCTCAGCTACATAGCTGATGTCATAAGGTGCTTCGCCCGTCTTAGGCGCACTGTTGATAGTATATTCCGGAGCACGGAAAACACCGTCCTCAGAACTAAATGCCACAGGAACACCTTGACAGTTAGGATACGTAATCTTCTCGTACTGAACAATCTGACCAGACGCATCATACTGAGCAGAATAAGCATTCAGCTTAAATACCTCACCCTTGTCAGCAGAACCTGCGACAGGCGGAGTATACCCAACAATCTTTGTAGTCTGAGAAGAGTCATACTTAATAGTACCACCCTGGAGAATCAGAACAAGTTCAGGATTGAAAACATTGTCGGTAAGAGTAATCTCATTACCAGTAACGGTTGTAGTCTTCGGTTTCTGAGCACGAAGGATGCCTTTTACAACCAGCTTAACGGCATCTTCCTCTTCAATCTGAGGCTCGACTTCAATCTTATTTGCAGTGTCAAAACCAAATTCACCATCGTCGGTTTCAATGGTAACAAGGCAACAATCAATAGTCGCAATCTCAGCTTTGGACTTTTTAACAGTACCAGCCATCGTTATTTTCCTCCTTATAGAATTTTCTTATGATTCTTGTATTCAATACTAATCATGTGAGCCTTATAACTATCATCATAATAGCTTGGAGTTTGACTGCCATACGGCATAATCATCGGCTCTAACTCCTTCATGGCCTTCTTGACCTTTTGAACCAGTGGCTCAAGTGTACTATATGCTTGTTT